CAAAAATTTAGTTTAATAAAATTAATAAAAATAGAATAATTCATCATTATCTTATTTTCCTCAATCTACAAGTACGACACGTACAAAGCTTTATTCTTATTATTAATTCCGTGATTTACTAGAATTAACTGAATATTATTCACTGTAAATCGTAATATGTTATTATACGTATTACTGGAAATAAAACTTGAAATATGACATAATGATTTATATTATATCTTCTTTTCAAATCGTGTATACTCATATACCATATAAGATTTGCTGTACTAAGGAATCTCTAAAAGAATTCTCAAACCTCAGTATACTATATACCCATAGTTCCAAACAAGCACTCTCTCCTTATACACCATATATGTATTTATTGAAAGCTATTTAGTTGTATGATTAATCCTCATACCTATCAAAATTAACATTCACTGGAGCTTGAGCAATTACTTTTTCATTATTTGAAATTATTACTCTTCCTTCAGAATCTATAAACTCTGAGTAGTTAGTTTTCACATAATCTTTTACACCAGTTCCGTTAATATCGTTTCCATTCACGATACCTCTAAACCGTTTGCCAATGGCTAACATATCATATGCGAATTTAGTCCGCTTCACTATTAGGTCTTCATGGTTCGATGTAGGATACGAATTAATCAAGATAGTGTTAGGCGAAACTTTATTTTTAATGTAAGTATATATTTGTGCTATAGTATATACAACTACTTTCTTTGTATTAGAATCTACATAATAGAATCCTCTAAGTAAGAAGTCTTCGCTTCCACCATCTACGAATTTATATAGTTTATTATCTTTTAATTCACAGATAAATAAGTTGTCATCGTGGCTATCAGGAAATACAGGATTTATTGCAGCTCCTAAATAGTTTCCTTCAAGCATATTCATAAGCTTATAAGTCGATATTAAATGTCCACCATAATAAGTCTTAGAATAATCATTTATATACTCTTTTTTGGAGATATCAGTTATTGTCCCTACCTTTTCATCATACACATCTTCGGCGTGTACTATAACCGTTACATTAGCTATATCAGCCACTTTCTTTTTAAAGAAGATAAATAAATTATTATTGTAATTTATAATCTCGTAAAAATCTGGACGGATAAAATGTCCATCTATGAATAAGTGCATTGACCTGTCAAGCCCCGCTGTTTCATATAAAGGTATTAGGTTTAGCTCATCTTCTATAAGATATCCTTCAGCCTTACCATACTTTATAACCTTATCAACTACCAAATCATATCTTCTTGTAAATAGTGGTTCTACTACAGCTTCTATTTCATCTTTATCAGCATAGTCTTTAAGAAGTGCTTTAGGTATAGTTATCTTAGATACTCCAAGTCTATCATCTCTTTTAAATCCTGTATGGAAGTATTTCCCATTTACATATAAAGAAACTACTTGTGAATATCTATTAGGGACAAATATAACATAGTTATCCCCATCTTCTGCAAGCTCTGCTGCATTTCTTATTCTTGTATATTCGTCTCCTATCATGCTTAGAGCGAATTGCTTTGATATACTTTTAATACTACTGAAGTATTCACTATCATTACCAAAGTCAACAAGAAGTCTTGGGTCATCATTTGCTATAGGAAGAAGTGAAGCTCTTGAACCTTTAACAAATCCTTCAAGTTCAGGACTATATACACAAGAGTATATAAAGTCTTCATATAAAGTGTCTAAGTCCTCTTTATCATCGTTTGCTGTATTATAAAGGACTAGAAGTTTAGTAACCGTAGTACCAGCTCCTATTTCATCTTCTAAAGCCTTTATATCAAGTACAGCTGAAGTTTGGTTCCAAGAAGCATAAGTTAGATTTCTAAATTCAAATCCTTTCTTTCCACCTCTTTCATATACTATAACTCCAATAGATGATAATATATCATTTGGGTTATTAACCTCAATTATAGCCGTCTTATTAGATACCGTATTTCCGACCTTAACTCCAGTACCTACTTCTAAATCTCCTAGACATAGTTTATAAGCGTCTAGTGCTTTATTTTCTGAGAATACTTCTATGTGCTTTAAGCTCATTTCCATATAAAGATTTTCAAATAGATGTAGAGCTGTTGGACTTGGAGTATCTATAAATCTTACCACATCATTTCCTGTAGATATAATAACTGTACCTGTAGTTAGTATAGTTTCTTCTTTAGGAATTACTATAAAGTAAGATTCATCTACAAAGTAATACTTTGCACCTTTTTGTCTTAGGTATTCTTTATACTCTAAAAGACGATTTCCGTCTTTAAAGAATATTTGATATTTACCAAAGTCCGGAGTAAATTGTAACTCAGGTATTTGATAAACATTGTACATTATCTCAAAATGTCCCTTACCGATATTATCCAAAGTATCCAAAAATTCCATAGTAGGATTTGTAAGCTTTGTTAATGTAAAATTATAAATACCAATAAGCCCGTCGATATCGACGGGTTTTGACATGTGAGGTTTTAATCTATCGTAGAAGGTAGTCTTTCTACCGTCTACAGAATCTATAAAGGCTCTCATTATAAACCTCCTTATAAAGATTGTAATACTTCTCTTGCAACTGCAATACAGTAAGGTTGAAGTTCTGTCTTAATAGAAGAGCTTCTATAAACCGAATAGTTATTATAATACCCTGAAGCTAGTGCACACAAGTATGGTACATAGTCAACTGAGAATACATTTGGACTTCCTAAGATTATCGAAACTCTTTGTCTTATAAACTCAACTGATACTTTATCTTTTAAAGCAGTAAAGTTTCTCTTAAGTATTTCTACAAGACCGTGGAATGATTGCCATAACTCTTTTGGAGTTTCTAAAACTAATTGGTTTATAAATGCCTTTTCTGTATCATTTTCTATCTTAGCTTGATTCATTGCACTTTCATGTACATTCTTATCAATACCGAAGTGATGATTAAGCATAAATCTTGCACAGATATATTTAAGATACTTAGCGTTTGCTCCACTTGCAAATATTGAAGAACCTGATATACCTATAGTTAATATCTTTGTATATAGTTCAATAAGCAAATATCTCATTTGGAAATTTGCACAAATCTTTGTGTAGTTTATGAGAGACTTATAAATAGCCCAAGCACCTTGACATAATCCTATTAAATCATTCACATTAATTTTAAATTTACCATCTTCTTCTGTACAGTAAGATGTAGCATTTACTATAACTTGTACAGCTCCTGATGATTTGTCAATAAGTGGAGCATAAGGAAGATACATTCCTACAGCAACCAACGGATTATACTTAAGTACAATCTTTTTCTCATTTATTAAATTCATAATGTCTCTTTTGAACATCTTGTTCGAGTTTGCTTCATATAGTAAAAAAGCTTCGGGTGCAGATGTTGCATCAACATCACGACCAGATATAAGCTCAGCTACTTTACCTGATAAATTATCAACTTTATCCATTACTTTCCATAGAGAAGATAAGTCGGAAAGCTTCGCTTGATTAGTTCTAATCATATATTTTAAACCTCCTAATTATTGAATTTTTACTAACAAATTTTTGGGTGTGAACCCTCGATTTTTAACTAAAGGGGTGTTTGGGAGGACTTTATGAAGACACTAAGACATATTAATATTTCAGACTTACACTTATCAGTATATAGCGAACCTACAGATTACATAGAGGAGCTTATGCTTATAATTGATTATATAGATAAATTAAAAGAAAGTATTGATGTACTAACTTTTGCAGGAGATATATTTGATAGAGTATATCCAGCAAATCACAAGGTAATACAAATAGCAGTTGATTTTATGACAACTATCGCAGAAAGAGCAAGACTTTATGATTTTAAAGTATTCTTACTTAAGGGTACTTTATCTCATGATAATACACAACTTGATATATTCTCATCTCTTGAAAGTCCTAACTTTCATATTGTAAGAAATGTAGAGTTTATAGATGTAGAAGGACTTTTATTTAGATTCATTCCTGAGTATTATTCAAATACTTATGAAGAGCTATATGATGAAGCTTTAACTACTAAAGCTGATGTAACTATATACCACGGTTCGATAGAGTCAGCTATGCCTTATGCTAAGGCTTTAAAAGCTGATACGCATAAGATGGCACAAGTTATAAAGGATAGAGATATAATAGAAACTACAGGTTTATATACAGTATGTGGACATATACATAATAGAATTAATATCGCTGATAATATCTGGTATACAGGTTCTTTTTCATCTCATTCTTTTTCAGATGCTGGAACTAAAAAAGGATTTGATGATATTACAGTTGATTTAGATAGTGGAACTTTTAAAGTTAATTTTATAGAAAATAAATACTGTAGAAAGTATATAATCTTAGATGGTACTGAGATATGTAAATCGACTGTAAAGAAAATGAAAGCTTTCTTTAATGATTTAAAGCTCGATAAGAAAGCTAAAGATATTATAAGAGTTGATGTAGATACTAACTCTTATAATGATGAAGAATACAAAAACCTATCTTTTATAATGTCATCTTATAAAGGAATATTTCAATTTAAAATAGAAAGACAAGTTAAAACACAAGAAGTTAAATCTATAGAAGAAGATGCAGAATATGTACTGTCTCCTACTATTCCTTTAACTCATAAGATACAAAAGACAATAGAAGAAATATATGAAGTTAATCTATCAGTAGATAGAATAAAAGAGCTTTTAGATATTTCAGATATTCAAAAACCCACAATTAATGATGAGATTAAGGAAGGAGTACAAGTATGATAATACCTATTAACTATGCGACGCTCACATTACTTTTTAGTATAGTACCGCATTTTAGACATAATAATGAATTTTTAGCAAACTTAAAAGAAGCTCTTGTAGATTTAAAAGTATCAAGAAAAGATACAAGAGAGCAAGAGATAATAAAGTGTATAGAAACTATGCTTAAATATATACAAGATGGAATAGCACTAGATGCGGAGGGACTTATTCGTATATCATCAACTGATGAAACTGTAGGTTCTGATGTGTATGCTAAATACTTACAAGCTACAGATGATAATAAGAAGTTTATAGCTTCTCTTGTAGATTTCTTATCAGTAAATAAAGTAGCTTTAAAGAAGATGGATAATATTATATCGAAGCTTACATTCTTACAATCTTCTCCTACGAATACTGTAATGAATGAATACCAAGATATAATAAATGATTTTAAATCAGTAGCGATAGATATTACAACTAGAACTACTAAAGCTAATAATAAGACAGTTAAATTCTCAAGAAGTCCTAAGGGACTTGATAACATAATCACTCAGCTAAGATATGAAGATTCAAATGCTTTATCAACTGGTATTCCAGCACTTGATGATTTTATGGGTAAACTAAAGCCAAAGAAGTTATATGCAACTATAGCACTCTCTGGAGGGTTTAAATCTGGTTTTTTGGAAAATGTAACTTTAGGAGTTGCTAAATCAAATCCAAATGTTGATAAGATACCCGGTAAAGAAAACTGTGTGCTTCATATAACTTTAGAAAACGATACTTTGCAAGTATTTAAAAGATTTGTGGATTGGCACATGGAAGAGAAGATGTTCTCAAGAAAGCTTATAGATATGCCTGACGCTGAAGTTACAGGAATTGCACACAAATATATATCTCCACAAAATGATAGTGAAATGGCAATAGTAGTTCGTGAGTTTCATAGATACGATATAGGACCTGATGATTTAGATGCACTTGTTAATGAACTTGCAAACGAAGGTATGAGAGTTATGCTTATAGTTCTTGACTATGCTGACTTACTTGCTGTACCTATAAATAGAAATGATACAGATGATAAGTCTAAAACTGACTTAGTTAAGAAATTTGAAAATTTAAAACTTGCCGCTCAAAGATTAAATGTCCCTATAGTAACAGCTGGACAATTTAATAGAGAAGGAGAAAGAGTAGCACAAGAAGTAATAGGAAGAAGAGTATATCCAAGCCCACTTATGGGTGGACAGCTAAACGCTTCTCATGTTGCTGGTGGATTTGGACTTAAGTTCCATGTGGAATCACTTCTTATTCAATTTAGAGGTAGATATAATAATGTCACTATGCTTCACATGCTACTTGATAAGGATAGAGACAATAATAAAGAGATAAATGAACTATCGACAAATAACGGACATAAAGGGAACTTAAGATTCTTTAAGTTTACAAAGAATGGATTTAGAATATCTCCAGAGCCTCAAGATGTCTATGACGATATAAGAGATGTAATACCAGATGACCCTAATTCAATACTAGGAAAATTAAATGAATTTGATATGATGCAAATACCGCCTGAAATGCAGGCAAAGCTTAACGCTGACTTAGAGGAAGCTAGAAAATTAGCACTTGGAGATATGTTACTTCAAGAGCAGATAAAGAAGTAGCAACTAGCATAATCAGTATTTTAATATATATATTATATAGGTGTAGCAGTACAATTAATATAAAATTTAAGGAGGAAAAATTATGAGATTAAACAACAAAATCAAAAACGGAAAAGGTGGATTCGCAAAGATGAATCCAGAAAGGGTGTTTCTAAACGAGAAAACAAAAAGAGCATCACATTGGAATGACCAATGGAATGCTACAATCAATGCACTTGAAACTTATCTTAGTGAGCAACAAGTGAAGTTTGCTGACCCATCATTTGTTAATCAAACTGCAAACTGGTTTGGTGGAGAAGAAGCTAAGATTCCCGAAAACTTGGCAAAATGGTTAAATGAAAGAGGACAATTATCTGAAGGTGCTGAAAAGTTTAGAAAGGTAGTTGACAAAGCTACATATAATGAAATGCAACAAGTGTTTCATATCGACAAAGTTAGAAAGCTTCATGAAGTCGACCAAAATAACGAAATATCGAGATATGCGGTCGACATGTTTATGGCTGCAAAGGTATTAAAAGTTGTAGCAAATAACTTTGATAGTTTAGTTAAGATTATCAAAGATGCTGCAAATGAAAACTTAATTGAAGATGTAGTTCTAAGAGCTATTGAAGATTTAGGTATTCAAATAGAAGAAAAGACAGAAGCTCCTAAATTAAACTTGGTTATGGATGAAGAACCAAGTGAAAGAAAGCCATTCAAGAATAAAGCTTTTGGATTTGGAGTTAAATCGGAAGAAGAAAAGGTATCTGCATTTTCTAAGTACCAAGATGAAGATGAAAGATACTACGGTGGAAGTAGCTTTGGTGGAAGTTCATTCGGTGGAGGAAGAAGCTTCGGTGGTGGAAGTAGTGGATTTGGTTCGTCAGGTGGAAGTAGCTTCGGTGGAGGCTTTGGTTCAGGTAGCTCATTCGGTGGAGGTAAGAAGCTAGGAACATTCGGTGGTGGCTCTAGTGGATTTGGTTTAAATAGTGGAAGTGGTGGAAGTGAATCAAGATTTACATTTGGCAAATCATCAACATTTGGAAACTCAAGTGGAAATGGAAATAGTGGATTTGCGTTCGGAAAGTCGGCGTTTAGTGGCGGAAGTAGTGGAAAGAACTGGGAAAAGTCACCAATGTTTGGAAGAAGATAATAAATTAATATAATATGATAAGGAGGAATAAAAATGTTTGGAAAAGAAAATTATGGGTTTGGAAATAATAGAGGATATGATAATGAAGCAGAGAATAGAAAAGTTCAAGAAAGAGTATTTGAACTTGCAAATGGTATGGTAGAAGCTTACCAATCAAGCTCATCAGCTGAAGAGGTAGCACAAACTTACGAAAGTCTTATAAGAGAAGCTGGATTTCAAGTATTAGGAAGAGGACAAAACAGAATTGCCTTTAGAGTAGAAGGTTCGGCTTGGGTTTACAAAGTTCCATTTAGAGAAGTAGGATTTAGAGACAATGCAATAGAAAGATACAGCTCATCAGTTGTGTCAAGTGATGCTACAGCATTTAAAGCATTGGGTGCACACATGCCAATGGTATCTAACTTCTCATTAGGAAACGGATACCAAAACTTTATGATATGTGCAGAATACATAAAGAATTTGGAATCTAAATCAGGAGAGTTCTTGAATGACACAAGAGATGCAGCAATATATGCAGCAGTTGAACATTACAAAGAAGTATCAGCAGTATTAAGAAAGTTCAATGAATACTTCCACATGAACGACGTTCATTTGGTACTGTCTGCTGAAAACTTTGGAGTTAAGAAAGGTTCTATAGCAATAAGAGACTTGGGATACTTCGTTCCAAGAATTGGGGACTTCCAAAATGTTACTATGACTAAAGGAAATAAGGATGTCCAAATTGGATATTATACTTTAGACAATATTGCATTAACTGCTGAAGAGTCAGCTGATGTGCATAAGAGAATTGATAGATTCTCTGAAACTATCGAATCTTGGGCTCCGTATGATGAAGAAGGAAGATTACTTGTTAAGTCTGAAAGAGACTTATATGATGCTACAGATTGTATTCAACCACTATTGAAGCAATTTGAAGATAATTACCTATAAGATAAAAATTAATAGAAGGGGATTTACCCCTTCTATTTTTTGTATTATATATTATAACTATGAGAAGAACTTAGACAAGTAAAAAAGAAGAAAGTCGTTAATCATAATTATACCTCAAATATATTATATAGATAAGGTCTAAGTTCTTCTCGACTTTATTTTTTTTTTTATGGTTCTCTTTTAGTAGTAGGATAGAATGTATCAAAGTTAAGTCCTTTGAATTTAACTGATGTATCGTGTGATAACTTAAGTCTCTTTTGTACAAGCTCATGTTGTTGCTTATTAAGTTTAAGACCAAAGTTTACAGGTTTATCCCAAACATCTAGCATTTCATAAGGTAAGTCTCCTGCACATTTTGAACATATCATCTCACCTTTACAAGTAAGTACAGAACGCATTTCCATCTCTTTACCAGCATACTTACTATAATTACTATCATCCAATTTAACTTCTTTACCACCATCTATTACCCAACGTCCAATATACTGTATCTTCTTTGAAGGGTCTACATATATTTTACAATATACTTTAGTTCCACAATCAGAACCGTACTTATCAAGTCTTATTGTACGGAATACATAGTTCATCATCTTAGCAACAGCTCCCCCAACTTCAGTAGCCTTACCTCTTGAGTATCCACCTACAAGTCCCATATTAGAAGCATAAGATAAGTCTTTCTTTTGAAGTCCATCTTGAAGTGATTCTGTAACAACTCTAAACTTATTAAAGTCACTATCTTGAGGGAGTGAACCTGCCATAACTGCCATTGTTTGGAATTGGTTTCCAAGTCCTAGAACTCCACTACCATAAGCTTCCATTGCAGGGTCATCAGCATATACTTCTTCTACTTTCTTTAAAACTCCTTTTGCAACTTTATCTGCTGCAACTGGGTCGTCCTTTTTAAGTCCTTCTTTATTTTCTTCTATAAGCTTTTGCTTTAAATTCTTAATATCAGGTGTAAGACAAAGCATACCAGTTGATAAAGATGGGTTTACAAATGAGCTCATTCTTAATGAGAAAGACTCATATCTATTTATACATCTTTTATAATCATCTATAGTAATTTCTTTTGATACAATCTTTACTCCTATTTCTGTAAGTATAGAAGCTAGTTTCTTTTTAGTTAGAACTTCTGTAAGAAGTGGTATCTTACATTCTTGGAATAATAGTTTCCATACAATGAACTGTCCTATTGTACAGTAATAAGTCTTATTACCAGCAAGTCCGTATGTTCCACCTTCAAATTCCATAAGTTCTCTTATATCATTTTCTTTCTTAAACTTAGTTGTATCTCCTATTCTTAATTCTTTAAATAAGAATGTCATAGTTATATCATCAGGAGTTGCAGCTTTAAGTTTTGCAACAGTTTCAGATTTTGCAAGTTTTGCACCCTTTTGGAATACTGTAAATGAATACAGTGCTTGTTGAGAGTCATTTCCGAGCTTCTTCATATTCTCAAGCTTCATATCGTAATATAAGTTTAAAGAGTTTCTCTTTTGCTTACATTCTTCATTAGCTTCATCAGAAAATACTGGTCTTGCAACTGTCTTATCTCCATCTAAGTCTCCGTCCATTCCTGCAAGTTGTAATGTAGATATCTTTTCAGATTCTATAAAGTAACCTGATAATTCTTTCTCAGCTCTTATTGCATTTTCTCTTATATGTAAATCTCCATACTTATCTATTATATAATCTATATCAGGGTAATAAGGATACTTCATTCCATAAGCTTCAACTTCAACCGTTCTTAAAGTTGACAGTACATGAATAAGGGTAGGTATTATATTAAAGCTGTCCATTGTAGGGTGACGTGTTACCATCATGTGTCTTTCAGCAAGTTCAGCTTCTTCATAAGCAAACATATAAAGCAAATCAGTTATTGTCATAGCTCTTGCCTTTTGCTTACCATTCACTTTATACTCCATTATAAGTGGTTCTCCATCAGGAGTTAAAATAGGATTAAGTCTTTCAGATATAGAGTGCAAATAGGTGTCTCTATATTCTTTCATCTTTTCCCCATCATAATACATTTCCTTTTCCATCAGTGAAAACTGAGAACCATTCTTTTTTCTCATAGGAAGTTGCTTTAGAAATGCTGACATTCTTCTTGACATAAATAAAAACATTCCAGCACTTATAGATGTAAGTGGAAATCCAGTTTTATCAACATTTACCTTTTCATCGTAGAATTTATCTCCATCAAACTCATGTCCCGATAGTACAATAAGAGAACCGTAATCCACATGCTTTGATAAAGCTCTTTTTCTTTGAAGTCCATATTTACCACCAATTATAGCTTTTAGGAAATCGTACAGTTGTACTATTTGTAGTTGTATTTGATACATAAGTCTATTAACATCAAATAGCTTTACATCTTTATTATCCTTAAGTAGTTTAGCTTTATTCATAAGAGAACGATATAAAGAGTTAAGCTCATCTATACCCATTTGTCCAGCTCTTATATCGACGTCTCTAAATGCTATAGGTATAACTATCATCTTATCTGTAAATAAAGTAGTCTTATCGTATTTTTTAAGTACAGCTCTTACATCTTCTTTAAATAAAGATAAGTCTTGGTCTTCATCATTTCCTGAGTTTATATTATTAAACTTAATCTTTTCAAAGTTCTTATAAAGCCATTCAAGTCCAGTATATCCTGTAGGGTCAGGCTTTAACTCTCCCTTATCTGTAATAGTATAATAATCAGTACCTGCTATTATTCCGTCTATCTTTCTAAAGCTTCTTTTAAATATTCTTTTATAAATAACTGGGTGCATAAACTTTCCATTTAAGCTTATGTATCCAAATAGTGTTTGTCTATCAAGAGTTGAAACTCCGAATATTCTTTGTGATACAAGTCCATTAGGGTCTGGAGAACCGTTTGCCATAAAAAGGTTAGTTGAAGTAACCTCTTGTATTTTAAGCTTTCTCACAAACTCATCAAATTTAATTAGTTTCATTATAAATCTGTAACCTCCTTACCTTCGCTCTCAGCAAGATGTGCAAGGTCATATAAATCATTAGGGTCTATATTTAGTAGTGCTGTATAACCTTGCTCTTCACGCATTTCATATATTTCTCTGTCATTTCTATTTTGCATATCTAAGTTCTTCATTGATTCTATTGCTACCATAACTTCTTTAAAGTTTCTAGGTTGTATACGCTTTAAAACGTCCATAGCTTCTTTTGGTATCTTTTTACAATTTGTATTTAACTTTCCTCTTACGAATAACCAGTCTCTTTTTCTTGTAGCTGCTCTATTATCTTCTATTGCTTTTTCTTCTTTTACCTTAGTCATTTGATACATTACTCTTTGATAGTAAATAGTAACCATTCTTGTTACTAGCTCTTGTAAGTTAGCATTAGTCATGTAGATATTCATAATATCCCTTGTATCAGGTGGCATATCATCAAATATCTTTTTAACAATCTCTTCCATATCTTTACTACGTGGAGTACCAAATCTTGGTACTATTATTTCTGAGAATATATTTTCTTCTAGTGGCTTTTCGGCATTAGTATATTTAAGTTTTATAAACGGTTCAGTATACGCTGCAACCATACTATCTAATGTCTCTATTACATCTCCATTGAAGTTAAGCTTTGTGCTCATTCTTAACTTTTCTCTTTCAAGTTCAATATTCTTATTAAGCTCTTCTTTTCTTATTTCTAACTCTTTCTCTTTAATCTCAAGCTCTTTTAGAGTTCGCATCTTATCAAGATGTAACCTTTTAAGTTCCATTCTTTCACGAAAATCAAACTCTCTTGACTTAAAGATAAACCATAGGACAAAGCCTACTGCCGTAAATGTTACTATATTTATTATACATATTAAAAATATTATAGTTAAATCCATCTATGTTAAACCTCCATTTGTTATCATTTCTCTAATTAAAATGTTCGTAAACTCGTTTGTAACGAACACTTTTATGAGATTTAGAACTAACAAAGGAGGTTTATAATGCTAAGAATTGACGACTTTTTAACTGATAATAGAGACATTCTAAACTGTCTTAAAACAGCAGTTATTAAAAAGCAAAAGGAACTAGAATACTATGACACTGAAGAATCTCGTGTCAGATTTAATATATACAGAAATGCTAGAAATCAAACCGATAGTATTTATGAATACGATTATGAAGTAGAAGAGTTCTTCGCCGTAGGATATCTAAATCATGATAATATAATAAGAATGCAAAGATTCCCAAAAGATATAAAGTTGTACTTAAGTGAAGAGCAGTGTGAAAAACTTTTGGAGAATAAAAGAAAGTATGTACTTTCACACTATATTGAAGAGAATGAGTATGTACTAACTCTTATGGGATATCCTTATCAAGAAGAAGACTTTCTATATCTTGGATACCACATAGACGGTATAAGAGATAATATCCCAGTTCATCGTATGAGCCAAGGAGAAATATCTATCTTAACTAATAAAGGAATCTTAAAGAAAATTATAGAAGATAATCCTGATAAAGAGTATCTTAACTATATCACAAGAAGAATACCTTTTTATGTGACAAGAACTACAGAAGCTTTTGGACTTCTATATATTGATACTACGAAATACAATGTAGGGTATAGAGTTGCTGAAGTTTATGAGTATATGAGAATTGCTTATATGAAAACTCAGTACAACGAATACTATCATGATTCTTATGATTACTACGAACCGCTTACAGCAACTTATCTTATCTGTGCTACAATGTATATGATACTTGCTGAAAACCCTATGAATATACTTGAGTTCGACTTTACATCAGATGAGATACTAGATAGTCTTTATAGAACATTCTCAATTCCGTATGTTGCAGATTTACCTAAATCTGTGCGTATAGCATTTGCTGAAAAGATAAATAGAGTTTTAAGATATAAAGGAGATAAATCATCAATACTTAATATCGCTGAAGCTTTCGGTATTAAAGATGTATACCAATATATTCTTTATAAAGAATATGTAGACTTTGAAAAGGGATATGACCCTACTAAGTCTTTAGAAGAAAACTACAAGCTATCATTTGTAAGAGTTCCGATAGGAGCTAAGGATTTACATAAGTTTATTTATAATATAAGAGAAGGGGATACTAAAGCTAAGATTCCTTTTGATGAGTTTGTATCTGGAGATAGAAGATGGGGACTTGGAAGAGATAAATTAAAAGAATATGTAATGAAAGAGAACTTCTCATACGTTACTACAAAGTATATTGGAGTCGATAGCGTCGTATCACTTACAGAAAATGCTTTTACTCAATCTGAGTTTTTATCATTCTTATTTGGTAATAAGGAAAGACTTGGGGATTTTAAACTTACTCTTACTAAAGCAAATCTTCAAGCAAGTCTATGGGACGCATTTGTGTATTCTATGGTACTTATTATGAATAAGAATGGTTATGAAGATGATATAATAAAAGACCCTGAAGGACTTGTTTATATCTATGGTATAGATAATCACTTTAAACTAACAGAAGATGTTGCTGAAGCTTTCAATTCAAGAGTTCCAAAAGATATGGAATACCTATCTTACTATAAGACAGTAAATGAATCTATGACAGTTGTAGATTTCTTAGATGTACTTTTACATAACAGAAATGCTTTAGGTGTTTTAAGAAGAATGATAAGAGAAGAGCACTTTGATTATGCTATTATGAAAGAGCTTATGAAACTTGAGCACATGATAGGTACTATGGCTATTAATCATTACTATGGACAGATTAAAAATTATGATAGTTATTCAGATTACTTAGCTGTATCTAATCCACCTTTATATACACACTTACAAGCAATGAAAGTTGGTGGACATGTAGAAGATGATATGAATGAGGAGCTTCTATCAGTAATAGAAGATTTATATAACTATTGTAATCCATCACATACAGCAGCAAGAGATAACCTTTTATCATTCCTGTCTAAGATAAAGGAAGATGAAGCTCAAACTATTAAAACGACAATGTTTAAGATGATAGCATTCCTAAAAACTTATACAGTTGATTTAAGAGTATCTGAAACTTCGTATGTATTTGATGATTATGAAAGAATATTATCAGAGGTACTTATTAAGAACCATGTATGGCTTTGGGATAGAGTTACTACAACTACTTATGAAGAAGCTACACAAACTGTAAAGATGTTAGGATTTCATTCATATCTTGAAGTAACTGATTTTATTCACAAGAAAGGTGTAAGAGATAGAAGTAAGGTTATGTATCCACCTTGGGTTACAGTTCCTAATACAGTAGAATATCTAAGACCTGATATGAATGAGATTACGTATGATGATGGATTCCAAAGATGGTTTAAAGAGTACGACAATGATTATATAGATGTATTTGAAACTGTACCACATGTACTATATAAAGTACACGAAAGAGATAGAGATATAGAAATTCACGACTACGCTTTTCAAAAGACTTTTAAAGAATTTGAGCATGAATATGTAGAACCTTTAGAAATTTTAAATGATAAATATAAATGGTACTTCTGGGATAGATACTCAAATCTAGGAGTAAAGGATACTATTACTAATAAAACTAAACTAGATATTCATACAGATACTAAGGTTTATGATACGATAAGATGTCGTGAAACTGGTCGTTTACAAACAGACATTGTAGATATATTAAATAGATAGGAGGAAGATAAATGAGAAAATTAGACGATATATTATCATTTTCTTCATCTTTAGATGACCCTAAACATTCAAACGAAGTAAGAGGTGTTCTTATAAAGAAAGAAGATAATGTAACTCTACCCTCTGGTAGAACTCTTTTCAGAAGAACTAAGTCTGGAGAAAACACTATGCTTATTGGAGTTACTCAGTTACTTGCAGAATTCTTAACTGGTAAAAGAACTAATAAAATACAAGTGTTAACTTTAGATGAAGATTTAAAAACTACTATTACACCTACATCTTCTATAGTTAAAAATGAACTTAACTATTGTGGAGTAATGCTATGTAATGGTGGAGCAGACGGAGCTGTTGTTAAAGCTGTTAATAGATATGCTCCGGGATTTACTGCTGCTACAAGAATACCTTGGAGAATGGTAAAGAAAGCTTCTGATGACCCTAATACTTTATATCAAAACTATGCTGGAAGAAGTGTAGAAGGAAATGATGTAAAATATTATCTAAAGAAATTAAAGAAGATAGATTGGGTTAATAGAACTGTAGATGGAGAACAAAAGCTAACTGATAGACCAGAAAACTCTTTATCTGGTTCAGTAGCTGTTGAAACTGTTATCCAAACTGAGTTTAATATAACTCTTCAAGATATGGCTGAATATTATAAATCTATAGGTGAAAATGTAAGAAGAAAATTCTCTACTATTTGCTTATTCATTGGTAATACAGTAAATGTACAGTTAAATGGTTCTACTTATACAGACCACAGAAACTTATTAGTTGCTAACCAACTAAATATAGAAGAAGAGTATTTAAAACAAAACAAAGAGGCAGAGTACGAATATAACGTGCACTTCAGATAATATGAGTGGTGTAGGGGTGTCCCTACACCATTAATATTTTTTCGTATATATTATAAACGAAGTAGTACAATAATAAAAATTTTATGGAGGTAAAATTATGAAAGAAAATTTAGTTTATTTTATTGGTGGAAGAAATAGTTACACAAAGGAAATGATTTTTGAAAATGCTGAAAACTGGGACTTTGTTGTAAATCATTCATTACACAGTGAACTTACTAATGTTCAAGATAGTGCTAGTATTGAAACGTGGGTAGAACATGTAGAAGATGCACTAAATGAAAAGAAAGACAACTATGGTCCTAGTATTGAACTGTATATCGATGTGGAAGGAATTGGTACAGTATGGTTAATACCAGCAATAACTCGACTTGTGAGAAGCATATACGATGATGAAGACTTCTCTGGTGTATTTATATCTCTAATAGATTTTGATGGAGATAATTACACAGCTGTACCAATTAAGAAATTTATCTAAGGTTAAAAACTGGGGTGGTGAAACTCCACCCATTTTATATTAATATCAAAATTTTAGGAGGAATAAAAATGTCAATTAGAAATGTGAATGTGGAAAATGAAGTACCTATGTGGAAAAAGATTATAGTTGTTGGATTATACGATGCACAAAATTTTAATCCGATAGATGTAAAGCCTGACGGAGGTTATATTATAGACATTCGTCGTAATACGGAATCTGGAATATTTGGAACAGTGGTACATCACGAATCAGATACAGTATATGATGTACTAGAAGATTTGGTAAGTATTATTAAAGCTATAGCTTTCACAAAAAAAGGCAAGAGCTTTAATATCTTTAATGCTCCAAGAGTAAGTATGTATGTTCTTAATGGAAAGTCAAAAGGTATTATAATATCTTTACTACAAGATTTAAAAGAAAGATGTCCAGTAGCTTTTTCTGATGAGTTAGCTGAAAAATATAATCAAGCATTAAATATGATTAGAGGTGCAAATACTTTATTTGCAAATAATGAAGAAATGACTTCTAATGAAGCTACACGTAGAGTGAACATAATATTCAATTCTGTAGATAAAGAAAATTTGGCAAAACCTAAAGAAGAAATAAAAGAAGGTGGAAAATTTATGAGAGATAAGTTCTTTACTCCACCAGTAACAAAAGAAGAAATGCCTGTTACTAATGTTAGAACTAAAGAAGGGGTATTCATTCCAGATGATATAAACCCTAAGAAAACATTTAGAGCAGGTATGATACTTGCAAATATAATACACGTTACAGACGTGGTAGATGGAGAATATTGTGGTAATATGAGAATGCCAGTATATAAATACATAAAAGGAGTTCTAAAGGATGACCATAGTAATAGACCTTTAGTTCTTTGTAATGATGATGCTACAAGATTATATGATGAGTTTGTAAGACGTGGGGAAAGAGATGTGCACGGCAAACTATTGTATACAAAAGAATTTGGTAAGTTCTTAGCAAACGTTATCCCTGTAGATGAAAAGGAAGTAATTAAAGATATAGGAGATGATGGTTGGGACGATGTAATGTTAGCTGAAAAATGGTCAGGAATTAAAGCTCCTGAAAAGAAAAAGAATGCAGTTATCATTACAGCTAATAATAAACTAGGCAATCATCTTAATGTATTAAATACTAATAAAGCTATAGAGTTATTTGGAATAGATACTAACAAAGTGGCAGTCAATTCTCTTATGAGTTTACTACCAAATGTATCTACTAAGATAGAAGAAATGCAAGGGTTATACAACATTGCTAAATATATAGATGACAATGACATTGATGTTATCTATATAGACACTATCACAATAAATCCAGATAGTATAGAATTCTGGGATAGAATTGTAGAGCTAGGAAAGATATTAAAACTTTGTGCAAATAAGCACGTCAAATACATTGGTGCAGACAGACAAGAATATGTATTTCCTACAAAATAAAAGTATTGGCTGGGGTTTCCCAGCCTTTATTTTTTACGTTCCGAAAACCGTCCCAAACACCCCTTTAGTGAAAAATATAATGTAAAAAGGAGGTTTTAACATGGATGACGAGAACAAATTACCCGGGGGTAGTTTAAGCGATGTCACTACCAATGCGTATAATAAGATACAGGATTCTGTAAGAAATAATATAACTAATCCTATATCAAATGTATATTCTGGTATTACAAATACAGATTGGTCTGAAGTTGCATCGGGAGTTAAAGATAACCTTTATGCAAGTGGAACGGACTTTGTAAATAATGCCATAGGAACTGTATCTGAAAATATAGATAACGCTATTAAAACTGGAGTTAATAATGTAACTGGTATGGTTGACAACTACGTCAATAATGCAGTTAGTAGAGTAACTGAAAAGATAAATAATAAATTCAATTCAACTTTTGGTAAGATAGAAGCAAAGCTTAGAAAAGGATTATTCGGTAAGATAGATAGCTGGTTTGGAAATCCAGTATTAAACTCATATAAATCTATATTCGGTGGACTTCCGGGTAAACTCGGAAGTACGCTTAAGGGTTCTTTTCGTAATAACCCTTGGATTAATTTCTATATAGATGGGAATAACTATGTTGATAGACCCGGACTTACAGGTGGTACTGGTGGAAGCACAGGTGGTTATAATTGGGGAGATAATGTACATGGTGGAATCAATAGTGCTGCAAATCATGGGGGTTGGGCAAATCGTGCTAATTCAACTGGTGGTGGAGTAGATGGTCCTGCGGCTGCTGCTTGGAATCATAGATATGGTTCAAATGGAAGTAATGGCTACAATAACGGACGTTCTACAGGAGATAGACCTTATGGTACTAATACTTATAAGAATATTCCACAAAGAGGAAATAGAAGTGAGCATACAAGTCCCGGAGATATGTCTTTATATTCAACAGCTGCATTTAAAGATATTGCTGAGCATATTAAAAACACTTATGGTTTTACTTCTAATATAAATGAAGGAATGCACTTAGAAAGAAGCTTTGTAAATAGATTTGGGGTTACGCTAATTGACAATACTCTTGCTCATACAAGAACTCATATATTTATAGGTAAACCTACTTGTCGTGTACTTGATACAAAATCAGGTTTAGTTCCTGAAGACTTAGGTAAGAAAGATGCTGACCTTGCGATGATTATAAACCAAGACCCATCTTTATACACTCAGCTTAATGGTAGAATACCGGGAGCTACTCCTTTTATGACAGCTTTGCAAAATAGAGTAGTAGGAATATCATTCCAAGATGCAACTTTATCTAAAGCTGAATCTGCTGCAAATATAAGAGGTATAAGACAAGAATACCCAATATCATTTGCCGAATCCTTAGTTAATGTGCCTATAACTTTAACCTTTGCTATGGATAGAAATGCTGAAGCATTTAAGCTTATAAATGTTTGGGTTACTTATATGGAGAAAGTAAAGGAAGGAACTTTATCTCAAGAGTACGAAGATTCTATGTATAATAGAATGAGCTACACTGCTCCAATATTTGTATTCGTTACTGAAGAAAATAACCACGATATTATATTCTGGGCAAAGCTTGTTGGTAATTATCCTACAAGTATACCTTTTTCTGTATTTTCAAACCAAGGTCTAGTAAATAGAGAAGTAAGAGAAATATCAGTTTCATTCAGTTCAGCAATGTTTAAACCATTTGACGCTTATGCTTTAATGGAATTTAACGATATGCAAAAGACAGCAAATAAACAGTTCTGGGCTGACTATGTACCAATAGCTGATAGAAAGCTTGAATACTACTGGACATCAGGTGCTACAGTTACATTAAATGATGATACAGGTAAATTTAGACTTAACTATTATACATCATCTGGTGGAACTACAGCAACATCTTCACATTCGGGTGGAGCTAGAAATGGTGGTACTGCTGGTGGTGGCGGAATTGCTAGTGTTGCAAAAGCAGCTTATTCAGCAGTAAGAAAATATATAGGTAAATAAATAGTAGGAGGAAGAGATGGAAGAAAAGAAGTTTATTTCAACTAAAGAAGAATTTCTAAAATCTATGGCTGTAGTTTTAGATACTCTTGGTATGCCACCTGATAGAGTTAATGCTCTATCTACTGCATACTATCAAACTCAGGGACTTGGAGAATTATATGATATAGTATCATATTCTTCTTATGTGTCGTCAAGAGAGATGTTCCCTGTTACAGCTCAGTTTAAAGACTCTTTATTCAAATGGAATAAAGTTGCTGATGTATCATTTCAAATGGCAAGAGCTTCTATGAGAAGATTTGCATTTACTATGTATATAGAAGATGTACTTAAAAATGCCGAAATGATAAATCCTAATTTATATAGATATACTATACCTCATACACTTGAGGTTAAGATAAATGAGTTTGTATATTCTCTTGACTATGATATACAAATTCAAATATATGACCCTAATGGTCGTATGGCAATTACTGCAAGATATGATGTTGATAGCTTATATAACCCTATATCTCCAATTAAGAATCCGAATATAAGAGTTATTAAGCAAAATAAGAATATGGTTTTAACTCTTGACTTATATCAATATCAAAGAAAGCTTGAGACTTATAGATATGTAGATTCATCAACTGACGTTTATCCTATAACATATGAAGACCAGCTTATAGACTTTACACCGTATTATAGAGCAGATGAGTATACATCTACTGTAAAGAGATTACAAAAGTCAATGTATTATGATAAGTCAATTCCTGATAAGCCTACAATATACTATGATTTAAACCAAAATAAAATAACTCTTACAAATAGAGGATATAGAGGAAACTTTGTTCCTGTAAGAGATAGTATAATTGAGCTTTCTATGTATATTACAAAGGGAGATAAAGCTAACTTTGAATATATTGGAGATAAGATAGTACTTGAAGATTCAACTGGAGAAGAGTTACCTTTTTATATAACAGCTACTACTGAAATGAAATATACAATAGAAGGAGCTAATGAAGATAACTTAGAAACTTTAAGAAGAAAGATAATAAACTCACTTCATACAAGAAACTCTTTAATTACCGACTATGACTTATCACTTCATTTCTCACAAAGAAATAATAAAGCATATAAGGTTATTAAAACAAGAGATGACTGGAAGATGAGAGTATATTCAATATTTGCACCACTGTATTTTGGTAAAGATAGAAAGTATTTAATTCCCACAAATACTTTAAATGTACAAGTTAAGTTAAATGAACTTATAAAGAAAGATACACATTATAAGATACCCGAAACTACTCATTTAAGAACTGGACTTGGAGATAGTGTTGTCTATCCTAGAGCAACAGCTACAGGAACTGATTCATTTGATTACATGCTATCTCTTGTACATGTAATAAATAGAATTAAAAGAGTAGTTGAAACTTATGAGATGTATATAGCAAGAGATAATCCTTGTGAGTTTGAATATAACTACGATAAGGTAAAATATAACTTCATGGTTAATAGACTATATATTAATCGTGAACCTAATAAGAATATTAAGCTATCTTTTAACTTACTTACAAATCTTGCTTCAGAAGATAAGAAAGACTTAGTTGTATTTCATACACAAAATCCAAGTGGTGGTATAACTGATAATGGACAAATAAAGGTAAATGTAGCTTTCCAATCTCAAGATGGAGCATACATAGGTTATGTACCAGCTGTAATGAAATCATATGAAGAAGGAAATGATATGTATAGATTTGAAGCTGAGCTTGAAACTGATTACTTTATAAAAGATGGAAGACTTGATTTAGCTTTATATAATAATGGAGTAAAGGCAAATGTTCAATCTGATATTAAGTTTAAAGCTATAAAGATACTTGTACAAGATGATGGTAATAATAATGATAATAGTGCTCATAGATATGGAGTTCCTGATATATCTGGTAAAGCACTTGTAAATGTATTCTCAGTTAATGATATAGACTTAATAAAAGAATATACAGACATATCTGGAATACAAATAGAAGATATAGATACAAATACAATAAAGCTTATGTCTATACCACTTTTCGGATATAAGTTTGTAGAAGATAATGGTTACTCAGTATTTAATGAAGTGTATGCTGAAATGGATTATATAAATACATTATGGCTACAAACTCAAACTAACTTTACAGCAACTCTTAAGTTCGTAAATACTTATGGTTCAGCTAAGAACCACGCTATTGGTAATGAGAATGCAAGACTTGATAAAGTCAATGTATCATTTGTATTTAAAGTAGGACTTAAGTATAATGCTACTAATGATTTGGATTATGTAAGGGATTATATAAGAGATTACTTTGCTAAAATTGATTTCTTAAATGATGAGACATTCCATGTGTCTGATTTAATAAGAAAAGTAAGAGATGACATAACTGATGTAACTAAGATAGAATTTGTATCTATAAATAGTTATAATCAAGACTATCAATATCTATATGCAGATTATGACCCTAATGACTCAGCTGTCATACCTGAGATAGTTAATATTGAATATAATAAAGAAGGGGAGTATAATATAGTTTTAAATAAAATCTAAATGTCATTAACACCGACATAGATTATTTTAAGGAGGATAAGTAATATGGAACAACAAAGAAAAAATGCGGAAGAATTAGTATCAACTCATTTTCACTCAGTGGTATATTTTGCAAAAGAAGTAGCAAATTGCAAAAGATGTGGAATGCAACTTTTTGAAAGAGGACTTTTAGTTGCAATGTATAGAAGAACTGAAGAAGGACCTTTTGAAAAGAAAGCTGAAAAGACACATTTTATTTCAAATAATGATTTTGAAGATTTAGCTTTAATGCTCCGTCAAGCAAGAATAAAGATGAATACAAAATCTCCATTTGAATTTGCAATAGCTGGAAAGGAAAGTGCATTTGGAATATTCGGTGTTGAAGATACTGAAGGTAACTACATTTGTGGACTTTCAATTTATGATGTAGTAGAAGGACAAATAATACAAAAATCAAAGCTCGTTTGTCCTTTCTCAAATTCGATAAAATTGAAATCATTTGCAAGTGATGGTACTATTGAAGATATGGTTAGAAGTGGAGCTACAACTGAAACTGAAACTATACTTAATAAAATAAATGCAATCCTTGCTGGAACTTCTACTATAGAATCATTCCACCAATCTAAACTTGCTAAGAAATTTGCAAATGCAAATACTAATAAGAAAGTGGAAGTGAATGAAGAATACATTCCAGATAACAAGGCAGAAGATGATTACTGGAGTAATATTGACCAATAATGAGTATAATGGCTGGGGAAACCCAGCTATTTACTTTGACCTAAGGAGGATAAATATATGGTAGCTACACTTAAAAATGATTTGATTAGAAATGTTAAACCTACAGGACAGAATGTCAAACCGAAAGATAGTAAACTTATGAAAGAGAGTAGAAGTAAGAATAATCTTATGCAAAATGTAAGGGGGATGAAATGATTAATCTATATGCTGAAACTGACTTAAATGAGAGGGTGACCGTAAGAATAGCTGAACTTCCTGACGCAAATACTTGCTTTAAATTCCATAAGGCTATATATGACTATCATCAAGAACATGTGAATTTCAAATTAGAACCTTTAGGAAATCTTATGGGGAAAATACAAGCTGATATGAAATCTGGAAGAACTAAGACTGTTATTGCTTCATCTAAACTTGGTAGCTTAAAAGAAGATGTAGGAATGATAGAAATAAGAATAGATAGAATGGCAACTCCTGTAACTGCTTATATTACAGCTGTGTGGGTTGATGAGAAATCAAGAGGTAAAGGAATAGCAAGTATTATGCTATCGGTTGTCGAAGCTATGGCTAAGAAAGATGGTGCTGATATAGTATCTTTAAATGTATTTGATTTCAATACAGAGGCTGCAAAACTTTATGAGAAGAAGGGATATAAACAAGTAAAGCGTGACAGGTCTTATAGAACTACTTATGAGAAAAAGCTGTAATAACTTCATTTTATTTTTCAATTATATATAATAAACATAGAAGACAGGAATAAACTCAAGAAGGCTTGAGAGTTCCAATGTCTAAATTTATCAAATGACTGTAGGAGGTCGATGTTATTATGTTAAAAGAAAAATTAAATAGTGAAGTAGTAAACGGAATGGAAATACCATTCCAAAAAGAAATCAAAGAAGGGTATGCAGTAGCTAAGAAAGCTCATATCCATTCTGAAAAATGCAGAAGAAATAGAGAGAGCAGACACAAAAAGTTTGACAAGGTAAGGGTTCTATATTGGAACCTTATGTTTCTACTAGGTGGTATCTGTGTAGTATCGGTTGGAAGACTGATGTACGAGATAATCAGAATTCTAAAAATGCAATAAAATATTGGTGGGGTTCATTCCTCACCTTTATTTTTTGAAGTATTCATATAAGGGAGGCGTAGTTATGAAGAAGTTGCTAAAAGTTCTAGCAAACAGTGAGTTCCAAGTTATCACTGTTGGTCTATTATTTATGATAGCTGTATTAGTTATCGTAAATAGATGAAATGTAGGGGAGCTAGTTCTCCCTTATTTTTTGTAACCTTTCTATAGGAGAGTGATAGTATGAAGTTAAAAGACAAACCCACACTAGGAAATAAGATAACATATCAAGATGAAGTCATGGTAGACCTTATAGGAGGTATCACAAATGCTATAACTGAGAAGATAGACGATATGCCTTTTACAGAGGGTATGATAGTATTAAGTGGTATAATACATGGACTTTTAGATTATAGGGAAGAATTTATAAAAGAGAATGGTAGCTTTGAGAATGAGTGGGATATTAAAAGATATAATTACTTAATAAGACTTATGAATGATAAGTTTGGTTTTGATATGCAAGAAATATGATTGGGCGTAATGCCCAATCAATTATCTTTAAAATATAGCCATTTGTGAAAATCTCACTTTATATAATAGTTTAAATATTTATTTTAAATCTTGTCTTTTA